ATGCTCGGTCCTGCTCGTCCACCACACCGGCGTCAGCGACGAGGCCCAGCACCGGGCGCGCGGGTCATCGGCATGGCGGGGGGCTCTGGACATCGAGATTTCGATCGTGCCTGGAAAGGACGGCAGCCCGATCCAGATCATCCAGCGCAAGTCCAAGGACGCCGAGATTGCCGAGCCGGTCTATGCCGAGCTGCAGTCGGTCACAATCCCCGGCTGGGTGGATGAGGACGGCCAGCCCGTCACGAGCGCGGTCGTGAGCCTCACAGAGGCCCCTGTGGCGCCCAAGAAAGAATCTAAGGTCGACGGGCTACGCGGCCAATTCAAAGCGGCGTGGTGGGCGGCTGGGGTCGAGGACCGCGAGGGAATGCCGTATATTAGCCGCGCACGTCTCAAAGCCAAGTTGATCGGGGACGGGTGCAGCGAATCCACCGCCGACAAAAAGATGAAGCCGGGGTCTGCAGACCAGCTGATCGGGGCGCTCATCATTGCAGAATTTATCAAACCCATTGAATCTGGGTGGGTCGTGATTGACCGGGCCAGTGCCTCCGCGATGCTTATGGGTAGGAATACGCGGTAATATGCGTTGGAAATGTGCGTCGGAAATATGCGGCGGTAATATGCGGTAATGTCCGTTATTCACGTGGCGACGGCTATTTAATTAATGTGCCGGGTAATTTAATGTGCGGCACGTTTGCACATTAATTGCGGGGGGACCCGACATAGGGCAAAATTCAGCCGCAACTGCTGAACCCCCACTTTACAGGCGTACCGTACCGTACTTTTGGCGTACTGGTACGTTTTGGTACGAAGCGTACCAACGTACCGTACCGTACTTTTGGCGTACGGTACGTTTTGGGGCAAAACGCCCGAAAACGTACCGTACCGTACCCCCCTCCTAAGGAGGGGTACGGTGGTACGGCGGTGCGGCGGCAGATTGGGACGGTTTTAGGTGGTCCTCACCTGATCAAACAGCCAATCGTCGGGAATGTGGTTCTGGTCGATGGCTCTCAGCAGGATGGCGATCGGCCTGGGCACGGGCCAGCGGCCGGAGGTCCAGTTGTTAACTGACCTAGCGGTTACCGAGGCTAGGATCGCTAAATCCATCTGCCGCATCTTGAGCCTGCCGAGGATGGCGTTGATTTCTTCGGCGGTCATGATTGCGTCTCCATGAAAGCCTTGATCACTTCTGCCGCGACTTGCGGGACGATGGCATTCCCATAGGCGCGCAGGCGTCCCACTCTGTTGGGTATCCCATAAGCCAACGGGAATGTGCCGGGTTCAACTGCCCGCCACTTTCCATCCCGGAAGTAGAGCCAGTCAGCATCTGCCCAAACGCCGTTTTCGCTACGATACCCAGCTTCTTGTGCAGCCCACCCAAGTTCGGATTTCTCGCCTTTGCGGTTGCTTGCCGGGCCTCCCACTGTTCCACCGTCTCGTTGGTGTTCACCGTGTCCGCCACGCACGGCGTCGGCCAACCCGACAGCGCCGCTTGCGTATTCAACCCCCCGCTGCGCTTCCCATCCAGTTCCCGAATCCCATTCGTGTCGCTCGTGGCCGGGGTGAGCCAGTCTTTCCCCGACGAACCAGAGGCGCTGACGGATGTGCGGGGTGCCGACGCCCGCAGCGCAGAGATCGACCGCCCCGAGGGCGTAACCCGCACCTTCCATGTCAGCGTGTACAAGGTCGAGCCAACCGAGGCCGTCCTTGCTCGCAACCTGTTCGCCAAAGACGACTGGAGGGCGGCGCTCGCCAATGAGGCGGAAGAAGTCGGGCCAGAGGTGGCGGGCGTCATCGACGCCGCCGCGCTGCCCTGCCGCGCTGAACGGCTGGCACGGGCAGGAGCCTGTCCAGATCGGCCTGTCGTCGGGCCATCCGGCAAGACGGAGTGCGTGGCTCCAGCCGCCGATACCTGAGAAGAAGTGGCACTGGGTGAAGCCTGCCAAGTCGGCAGGTCGAACATCGACAATTGACCGGGTATCGACTTCGCCATCTGCTATGTGACCCGCTTTTATAAGGTTGCGCAGCCATTGCGCGGCGTAGGGTTCAATCTCGTTGTAGTACGCGGTCACCGGACGGCCTCCATCAGAAGCTGGCGGCAGTCAGGCAACGTGGCGGCTCTGACAATGTCGCCGCGCGTTGTGACGCCCCGCCAACCCCGCTTGGTTCTTTGCATCCAGCCCACAGGCTGACTAGAGAGGTTTATGGTGTGGGTGCCGTCACTGTTCGCAATAACGACAGGGGTCTCTGTTTTAATCATTGTGGGTGCTCCTTTATTAAGCCGCGTCAATTCAGCGGCGGCGCTGGCTGGCGCGGCGCTGGCGTCGCGAGCGGCGAACAGTGTTGGCGGCGCTGGCGGCGGTGAGGGCGGCGTCTGCGGCGGCGTAGGCGTCGCGGGCAATGACGTAGGCGTCGCGGGCGGCGTAGGCGGTGAAGGCGGTGCGGGTGGCGGCTTCGGCGGCGTCTGCGTCGGCGGCGTCGTAGGCAGCTTCGGCGGCGTCGTAGGCGGCGTAGGCGGCGTTGTAAACGGCGTAGGCGGCGTTGACTTCAGCCAAAGCGGCTTCGGCGGCGGCGGCATAGGCGGCGTATGCAGCGGATTCGCCGCCGCTGATTTTTATTGGTTTCACGGTTTGCTCCTGTAAGTTGATGGGCGGCGGTAATATGCGGCGGCAATGTCCGGTAATGTCCGGTATTGCCGGTAATGTGCGTTGGAAATGTCGGTTATTGCCGGCAATGTGCGTTGGATCAGGCAAAAGCCTTATCAGTGGCGCTGACAGTCAAGCGGATCGTCGCTTTAATAGCGGTTGAATGACAGCGTTTGAAATCCTCGGGGCTCAGGAGCGTCTCGGCGAGGTCTTTTGAGAATGTGGTCGGGAACGACTCCGAGACCTTTACGATCGCCTTGTCGCCTTGAATGACCGTCTCGCCCGTAGCGAGGATGGAGGCCTTGATGGCGTCGCGCGCCTTGGTCATCGCCTTGATCTGGGCGTCGAGGGCGGCGTAGTCGTCTGCGAGGGTGGAGATGTTGGACATTTGAGTTTCCTTTGGTTTGGTTTGGGTTAGGTCTAGGTCGATGAATTGAACTTACCGGAACTTATTTCTTCGGGGCGTCCATGACGAGGATCAGGTCATTCTTGGATGACCATACGCGCCCATTATAGCTCATCCAACCGCAGTTTACGCTGCCCTTGGTCAACTGCGCTGACCCCCACTTCGACCCGCCAAGACCAGAGGCATCGCGCGCGTTGCAATACGCCGTTTGCGCCTCTTCTGGCGTCGCGTAATCGCCATTTACCGTCTTGGGGCCGTATTCCATCTTAAGGCTGATCGGGTGCGTCTTGGACATGTTGGTCTCCGTTGGTTTGGGTTGGTCTAGGTCGATGAATTGACCGTATAGGAAATGATTTCCGGTGTCAACAGGCTCTGCACATGTTTTTGCTTTTTTCTTTGATGCTGTTAAATTCGCTCAGGAATGGGAACAGATGAAATTATAGCGACGGCTATCTGCGCGTACACAGGATCGCCGGTGTGCTCGACGTTGTGCGAGTATTGTCTCAAGGAAGCTCAATACATTCTTGACGCAATCAACAACCACGTTTCTAATACGCCGGCCGGTGAATCTGTGTTAAAGGCAAATGAATAATCTCTTTTCATCTCAAGGCGTTAACCCACAGTTGGAGGCTGTATGACAAAAAAGAAGCCGCCAGAATTGTTGCAGACGAACGGGGTTAAGAGCACTTACAGTGTCGCTGTAGCTGAGCGTATTTGCGTCATGATCTCCAAAGGGAGAACGATTACGTCGATCTGTTCCGACGATGATATGCCCAGCATCGACGGCGTCTATGGATGGCTGAGAGTACAGCCCGCTTTCGCTGAAGCATACGCACGCGCACGCGAAGCGCAGCAGGACACGTTCGCGGCGCAGATCTTAGACATTGCGGACACCGAGACGGACCCGCAAAGAGCACGCAACCGGATAGACGCGCGCAAATGGCACGCGGCGAAGACGTCTCCGAAAAAGTACGGCGACAGAGTCACGCAAGAGCACACTGGCGCCGACGGCGGCCCGATCACGGTTGCGTCCCTGAACCTGAGAGGTCTGAGCGACGACGATCTGCTGGCGATGCAGAAGATGCTGAGCAAAGCGGCGGCTAAGTAATGAATGCTCATCTCGATTCCGATGACAAGCAGGCCATGAAAATTGTCGTCGAAGCCGAGATGTCTCGCAGATCGGCAAGCGCCAGCCTCTATGAATTCGTGAAGCAGGCTTGGCACGTCGTCGAGCCAGGCGTGACATTTGTACCCAGTTGGCATATCGAAGTGATCTGCGAGCACCTTGAATCCGTAAGTAGCGGCGAGATTCGAAGGCTGCTGATCAATATCCCGCCGAGACATTCTAAGTCTTTGATTGTAAGCGTTATGTGGCCAATGTGGGAATGGTTGTCGGCGCCACACCACAAATACCTCTGCGCGTCATACTCGAGCACGCTCAGCATCAGAGACAATCTATCTGCCCGCCGGCTGGTGCAGTCACCTTGGTATCAGGAACGCTGGGGCCACATGTTGACCCTAGCGGGAGACCAGAACGCGAAGCAGAGATTTGAGAACGACAAAACGGGCTACCGCATCGCTACCTCGGTCGGCGGCACAGCGACGGGCGAGGGCGGCTCCCGGCTGATCCTCGATGACCCGCACTCGGCCCGAGATGCGCAGTCAGATGTGATACGCGAATCCACGATCGAGTGGTTCAACATGGTCTGGGCGACCCGGCTCAACGATCCGAAACTTGATGCGATGGTCACCGTCATGCAGCGCCTGCACGAGCGGGACGCTAGCGGAATCATTCTAGAGCAAGGCGGCTGGGAGCATGTCTGTATCCCAGCTGAGTGGGACGGCAAGGCGCGCCAAACGCTGCTCGGCCCCTACGATCCGCGCACCGTCAAGGGCGAACTGATCTGCCCCGCCCGGTTTGGTGATACCGAGATCACAAGCCTGAAGCAAAGCCTCGGCGCCTACGGCACCGCAGGTCAGCTTCAGCAGGATCCAACTCCGGCAGAGGGCGGCATTCTCGACACCAGCAAATTCCAGTTCTGGCCGGCCGACAAAGCCCTGCCGCCGTTCGAGTATATCCTGCAGTCCTACGACTGCGCGTTCACTGAGAATTCAACCGGCGACCCGACCGCTTGCACCGTCTGGGCAGTGTTTACGCTCAAGGGCGAGCGCAACGTCATGCTGATCGACGCTTGGGACGAGCACCTCAGCTATCCCGATCTGCGGACCAGGGCGATTAAAGACTGGCAAACAGAGTACGGCGGTATGTCAAAGGACTCTCCGTACGGCAGAGCCAGGCGTCCCGATCGGGTGTTAGTCGAGGCGAAGGCCAGTGGTCAGAGTCTGTTGCAGGATTTCCGGTTAGCCCGAGTCCCGGCCGTTGGTTACAATCCCGGCAACGCAAACAAGGTCAGCCGCGCCCATCAGTCCGCGCCGACGCTAGAATTGGGTCTGCTGTGGATTCCCGAATCCAAGAAGAATCCCGGCCAGCCGGTGAGCTGGGCTGGCGCTTTCCTAAAGCAACTGGCCAAATTCCCGGTTGCAGAACACGACGATTATGTGGATACATTTACACAGGCCGTGATTTATCTTAGAAACGATGGATGGTTCGATCTTCCAAAGGCTAAAGACCCTGACGAGCCGAAACTGACAAAGCGCGAATACAGCAACCCATATGCAGCGTGAGGAGACATCGGTGAAAAAGCAGCCAAAGCCGATCTGGTCCAAAAGCCGCCCGTCTGATCTCGGCAAGCCCGAGAAGCTGTCGTCTGACAAGAAGGCGTCGGCCAAGGCGGCCGCCAAGGCGGCTGGGCGTCCGTATCCCAATCTCATTGACAACATGCGCGCAGCACGGGGCAAGTGATGGTCGAGCGGGTCGATAAAGACAGCCTGCCTTTGAACAAGCCTCGGCGCACACCGGGACATCCGACAAAGTCGCATGTGGTCAAGACGCGAGTGGACGGCAAGGAAAAAATCATTCGTTTCGGCGAGCAGGGCGCAAGCACAGCGGGCAAACCCAAAGAGGGTGAGTCTGATCGCATGAAGGCTAAGCGCGCTTCGTTCAAGGCCAGGCACGCGCGCAACATTGATAAAGGTCCGTCCTCAGCCGCCTATTGGGCTGACAAGGTGAAGTGGTAAATCATCATGAACAACGAACAATCCCTCAGAGACATGCTGCTCAAGTACAACGAGCCCTATCCCCGCCAGTTCGCAAATGGCGGCGGCGTCGATAACTACGACGCAATGATTGATGCCGCTTATGGGGCTCTCGGCCGGTCAGGCCTTGGCGCGTCTGTGAGCAACATTGATCAACCCGGTTATGATTACTGGATGGGTCAATTGAGAAGCGGCGCCATTTCCCCCGGCGATTTTCAGAACACGTTCAGGACGGCCGCTAACGCCTACATGGCTCAGAACCCCGACAGCGATTACACAAGATATGTCAAGGAGTATATGAGATCAGGGGCGGGTTCGGTGGGAGAAGACTTCAACTCCATTGGCCAGACATCTACGAGGACTAATATAGACGACGAGAACCAGATAGGCCCAGGCACGACAGGTCAGGGAACGACTGGACAGGGCACGATGGGTCAGGGGACGACGGGTCAAGGCACAACGGGTCAAGGCACAACAGGTCAGGGGGCAACATCTACATGGTCGAATGACTTAGACGAAAATCAAGTAGGTCAAGCCATGTCGACTTACGGAGACATCTCAGGTGCACCTGGAAGTTTTGGTCAGACGTCGGATGCGTTTTCTGCCGCCGCCGCCGCCGAAGCAGCAGCCGCTGCCAATGCTGGCATTTACGGAGGCCTCTCAGGTTATGGGAGTCTTAGTGGGAATCTTGGGCCGACAATGAGCTTAGAAGATGCACTAGGACCAACCGGACTTGGTACGTTTGGCCTGACCGGACCCATCTCTACGGACTACGAGCAGACATATTCGTATGACGACGCAGCAGACGCCGCTGCAGCCGCCGCAGCAGCCGAAGCCGCAGCAGCAGCCGAAGCTGACAGCGACGACAGCGATGACAGCGATGATAGTAGCGACGATGGTAGCGATGATGGTAGCTCTGATGGCGGTGGCATTGGCGGCGGTGACGATGGCGGCGATTACGCTCATGGCGGATCGACCAACAAAGGTCTGAGAAAGCTGTTGCGCAAGTACGAAAGAGGGGGGCTCTCTAACAATGATCTGATCAGTCTGTATCGCAAATATGCTAGAGGCGGCTCAGTCTGATGGAGACATATCGCGGCGGCTCTACTAACAAAGGCTTGAGAAGGCTCTTGCGCAAGTACGCCGAAGGCGGTCCGTTCCCAGAACCAGCGTTGCGCGACGAGGATACTTATGGGCCGGACATGGGGCAATATCGCACCGACCGGGCACAAGGCCTCAGTAACTTTGTAAACACGCAGCTTACATCTGGGACAGGTGTGGGCGGCGCGTTGTCTCGCGTGGGACAAAACATTGCCGACTCCTCGATCGTCCGTGGCTTGGGCGAAATTCCCGGCACTGTTGGAAATTACTTTAGCGAAGTTACAGCCGGCCCAGACCCGTCCCAGCGCCTAGCGCAAGATCTCGGCAAATTTGGCTCAATGGTCTGGGAGGGCGTCAAGGCAGATCCCGTTGGCGCCGTACTTGACGTTCTGCCGGTGGTTGGCGAAATCCGCTCGGGGATGGATGCCGAAAAGTTTAGCAACATGGCTGTTGAGGCTGAGATAGCGGGCGACAATAAGCAAGCCAGCATGTTCAGGCAGCTTGCCACTGTAGCGGCCGCCGGTACCGCACCATTGGCTGGCGTTGGTGTGCGTCTTGCCAAGCGCGGTGCAAAAGCAGGCATGGAAGGGGCCGAGGCTCTTGTGCGTGAAGGTTCTGAGGCCGCAGCCCGTGAGGGTATGGAGGGCGCAGCCCGTGAGGGCGTTGAGGCTCTGACCGAGCATCCCGCGATGATCGACACGCGCTACCCGACAGGTAAGGCCCGTATTGACGAAGTAGAGGGCGAGCGCCTCTTGGCTGATTTTGCCTCAATGAAGGCAACGCCAAAGCTCTACGAAGACAACGTCAACCTCATTAAGGGTTACGTCAACATGCCTGAGAGCCTCGGGGCTGGGCTGACGGACGATGTTGCAGAGAACTTTATCAATCACGCCAAGGATAATCTTCTCTACCTGCACGATCAGGTGCCGGACAATATCCGCGAGCGGTCCCAGCTTTGGTACGACGGCGCCCGCAAGATCTCAGAAGATTGGGCCAATGAGTATGGCATCTCTGATAGCGCAGCCGCTGGAGCCCTTGCCGCGTTGTCACCGCAGAAGGATTGGTATCAGAACGTCTCACTTGCCAAGCGCGTAGTTGATACGCTGAAGGGCAACGGCGAGAATTTTTATAACGGGTTCGCCTTCAGCCCTGAGATGCAGACGACATACGAGTCCATCGCTTCGCTCAACAAGCCAGCCTACACGCCCCTTTTCGACCAGATCAAAGGGCGATCGCTGGGCGACATCAACAAGCTGGACTTGCCGGACGACGAAAAGGCAATTCTCAAGTCTATGTGGATCCGTCTCTACGACGAAGGCCATAACTCCAAGGCGTACCCAATCGTTACGCCCGAAGGCGGGTTTGGCGATGCTGTAAAGACTGGTAAGGGCGCCGACGCTCGCGTTGCTTGGGGCAGCATGAACGAAATCTCGAAGGCGATCCGCGCCATTGAGAGCAACGGCGACCCCAAGCTGCTCAACGAGATCATGGGCGGCAAGCACAAAGTTCGGAACTTCTACAACAACATCTTGGCGCCGAACTCAGCGCGCGGCGACGTCACTATCGACACGCACGCCGTCGCGGCCAGCTTGATGCGCCCGCTCAGCCAGAAGTCGGTCGAGGTCGCGCATAATTTTAAGACGTCGACGCCGGGCGGATTGCCGGGCGCTTCAGGGTCAGCCGCCAGCGGTATCCAAGGCACATACCCGCTTTACGCAGAAGCCTATCGACGCGCCGCTGAGGAACGTGGTATCTTACCGAGGCAGATGCAGTCCATCACTTGGGAGGCTGTCCGTGGTCTGTTCCCAGACACGTTTAAGACCCCCAAGAACATGGAAGCAGTCGATGCGCTGTGGGCAAAATACAGAGCAGGAGAGGCATCGTTAGATGAAACAAGAGAAGCGGTCAGTAAGTTTGCGGGCGGAGTCAACCCCCCAACGTGGTACAGACCCTCTGGAGCGGCTGATGAGGCGCTTCAAGGTGCCGGTGACGCGCCAGTCGTATCTGGATCTGGCGTACCTCGGAAGGCCTCCGGCGGAATTGTCGGCAGAGGAAGAAGCCAATATTCCCAAGAACCTTCGCGGGGCCAAGTAGGCTACTCCGAAGGCGGCTCTAAAGATAACTCTCTAGAGTCTCTCTATAACAAGTATGCAGACAGGTCGCCTGATGCGGGCGGCGAGGGCTATCGGCAACCTTTTTTGGACAGAGTAATCGAGGGTACCAAGAAGGGTTTTGGGACAGATCGTCTAGGGTTGTCCCCAGAGAACCAAATCAAATACGACCCGACCGGCATTGTTCAGACATTTGCTGCGCCTGCTGATTTGATTTTGAGAGCGCCAACAGCAATCACTGGGTTTCTCTCAAGCCTTCTAGCTGGCGGATACGGAAAGATTCCAGGCGTAGACGAGACTCAAACCAACAGCGCAAACCGCGATCTCTATAACCTCGGCAACGCTGCGATGCTCGAACTCGGTAATCCTCGCGCCCGAGCCCCGACCGACTTATCATCCATTCCCCGATATGGCGAAGTTCTGCCACCCCTGCCTAGCGCACCTCTTACAGCTATAAAGAGGGCTGAGCCGCCAATCATAGATATATACGGCGAGACGCAACCGCGCCCATCAGCTTCTCCTGTTATGGATTTACCTGCATCACAAAGCCGTCCCCTAAGCATTGAATATACCGCGCCCGTTGTTGAGCCGACTGCTGCTCCAGTTAGGCGCGCCAAGGACGTGCCTGTTGCGCCACCCGTACCGACGTATGATCGCCAGCTCTCTCCGCTCGGCTTCTACAGCTATGGCGCTGAGACGGCGGCCAACTTGGCGCAAGCGAAGGGGACTCCCGACCAGATGACCGCGATGCTTCGGAAGTATGGCGTAAAGCCAGACGAACTTTACAATGCTGGCATTGCTGACGAAACCGCTACGAATGCCATGCGCTCAAAGATTGAGCGCGAGTACGCCCCGAAGCTGGCGGCAGCCAAGCAGGAGATGGATGCCCTTGGTTTGAATGAGAACACGACAAACAAGAAATCTCCTGATTATAACAAGGCGTTAGATATTCGGCAGTCTCCTGAGACCAAAGTAAAGTACCAGTACGACAGCACTCTCAACGCCATGCGTTCCGATATGGACAGCGCAATGGTTCTGCAACCTGAGTTGGCGTCCCGCCCCAGCGTAACCCGCGACGAGCTTACGCAGTACTTCAACGAGCGGAGGCCGCAGATTGAAGAGACGGTGTTGAGTGGCAAACGCTACGGCGAGGTTCGCGAGCAAGATGACGGCACTTTTGCCATCCAATGGGAGGACGGCACGTTCTCGGGTGGTTACGGGTCGGATGGTGCGGCATATCAGGCAATGGAAGATCGTTCGCGCGCCACCAAATTCCAACAATACACCCTCCCCGGCGGCGAGAACTACCGCGAGATACTGCTAACTGCGTCGGACCCACAGGGCTCACGTGCGGCTATCGGCAGAAAGTACAATTCCCAGATAGATGAATTAACAAAGAATCATCAAGCTTTGAACGCCGAAGTACAGCGCCTTTACGCTGATGGCGCCCCCGGCAACGATTTTGCCCGCGCAAAAGATTCTGCCAGTGACGCCTACTTTGAACTGAGGACGCTGATAGAACAGCGCGACAAAGAACTCGGGCTATTGCAATACGCAAAGCCTTTCAAAGACCCCCATTGGGACGACCCCAACGTCATCGCGCATCTTCGTTTTAGCGACCGCACCGGCCCGAACGGTGAGAAGATACTGCACATGGAAGAGGCCCAGAGCGGCTGGGGGCAGAAGGGGCGAAAAGAGGGGTTTGATAAGCCAAAAGTTGATCTCGCTCCTCTTCAGCAGAAAATGGAGGAAGCGCGCCAAAGGTCGGTCGAAGCATCGCAAGCTCTTATGTCCCGCGAAAGTGGTGGGCAGTACAGCAGCCTGCGGGAGGTGATTGATAGCGGTGATCGTGATCTTCTTGAGCGCATTCGTCAGGCAAAACAAAACCCTGATTTTCTGGCGCAGATTGAACAGGCCAGCGAGGCAGAGCGGGCGCTAGTTGCCGCCCGCAACAACAACAGATCAAATATTCCCTCCGCCCCCTACGTCACCAACACCGCCGCGTGGACTGACCTTGCCCTGAAGCGCGCACTCAAGGAAGCTGCTGAAGGCGGCTATGACAGGTTCGTCTGGACGCCGGGTGCGGAGCAGGCGAAGCGGTATGATCTGAGCAAGCATGTCAAAGAGATAGAATACATCCCGAACGCAGACGGTACTTATCGTCTTGGTGTGGCATCAATCCAAGGCGAGGGCGTTACTATCCCCAACGCTAATCGCATGACGTTGGATGACATTGAACGCACGGTCGGGAAAGAAATTGCGGAGAAAATCAGAACCGGCGAAGGCCGCCAATATAGGGGGCACGAAGGGCGCACTCTTGAAGGCCTAGACCTTCAGGTCGGCGGCAAAGGCATGAAGGCCTACTACGACAAGATCATTCCGACCCAGTTGAGCAAGCTGGTGAAGAAACTTGACCCGAGTGCCAAGGTTGGCATCACAGATGTAATGTTGCCGCAAGGAAAGAACAGCATGATGGGTCACAACAACCCTCCATTTGAGGCCCCCGGCGTCAACATAACCCCCAAAATGCGCGAGGCTATCATGAAAGGCCAGACCGACTTTGCCCGTGGCGGCTCTGTCAAGGGCTACGCCAAGGGCGGCCCTGAAGATAACTC